GAAGTATTTGGCCGACCAATGGTCATCAATTCGGGATACCGCACGATTTACAAAAATCAAGAAGCTGGCGGAAAACCCCGGTCAAGTCATCTCGACGGACTTGCCGTTGACGTGCATTGCAACAATTCCCGTGACCGATTCGATCTTATGGAAGCATTCCTTGAAGTCGGGTTTACAAGACTGGGAATCGGAAACACATTCATTCACGCAGATCTTGCCGACCAAATCGAAGGTGAACACGGTGGTCTTAAAGATTCAAATGTCATTTGGACATACTAACACCACGGGAACAACGATATGTCTAAAGATACAATAAACATCAAGTCAAATGGAATAAGAAATGAATTGAAAGATATTCGCAAGTCCATTGACGCACTAACAAACGCGATAATCGCACAAACACACAAACAATATGAAAATATTAATTCCAATCTTGATCATGATGACGTCATGCGCATCGGTCAAACACACCGAAAAATTAGCTGAATTTAAAAAAATAACAAAAGACATTTGTCTTGATAATCCACATGAAGTGGAACTTGCACAAAATTTGTATTTAAAATATGTCCGACAATAAGAAAAAATTTAAAGACACCGACGTCGGAAAATTCTTATTAAGCAAAATCCCGAATGTGGTTGGTGCCATTGCGGGTCAAACACCCGTTGGAAATGTAATACAAGCAATTATCGGTGGGTCGGATATGTCAGACGCTGACAAACAAGTTGCCCTTGAAAAACTTAAAAACGAACGTGCTGAAATTGATGGGGTGACAAGAAGATGGGTCGCAGACGCAAGAAGCGCATCGTGGTTGGCTCAAAATGTTCGTCCCCTTACATTGGCATTCTTTTCAATTGCTTACGTTGTAGGTTGGTTTTATGGTCTTGAATTGTCTTCAATTACTGGTCTTTTGTCGGTCATCGTAGGCGGATACTTTGGGTCTCGCGGGGTTGAGAAGGTCTTTGGAAACAAACTTCACAAATAATGGCCAAGGGAATCACTTATCAACATTCTTTTAAACCAAAAAAGAAACGTCCCGGAATTCATTCGAAGTCCAAGCAATCACAACTAAAATCGTCAAAAAATTATATTAAAAAATATAATGGTCAAGGACGATAATGTTAAAAAAACAATCAATCATTTTCTTGAAAATAAAAAAAAATTCGTCGAACTTTGGCGGGTAAGTGGGAACTAATGTTTAATTTTAAATAAATAAAAATGTCTGAAGAAATGACAATTCGTAAATTAGCAGAAAAAATTGCAAAAGATTTTCAATTAAGTGTTCGTGAACGAACTGATCAATTACTTGAATTGGATGCAATCCAATATACAAACCTTGGAACGGATTCAAAAAAATATGAAAAAGACAAGGTAAAATCTGACTCAAAATTCATTTACAAGCAATTAAAAGGTTTCAACGAAGTGGACGGAAGTCTTTTATTGAATCACCTTGATTCGTAAAACAATGCCTAAAAATTCAAAGAAGCCGACACGATCAAAAATCGTAAAAAAACTTGATGTAATATTTAGTCAATATATAAGACTTAAGTATTCAGACAATCGTGGAATGGTTAAATGCTGGACGTGTGAACGTGAATATTTTTGGAAAAACATCCAAAATGGCCATTTCCAATCCAGACGTTCGTATGCGACAAGATGGGATGAAAACAATTGTCGTCCACAATGTTTAAAATGTAATATGTACGATCAAGGTCGTCAATATGAATTCGGTTTAAAACTCGGTGAAGAACTTGCACAAGAAATGCATTTAAAATCACAACAAATTGTTAAATTTACAACCGATGAATTAATCGAAAAGATTGATCATTATTCGTCTGAAGTTAAGCGGATGACGTAATTGTGTTTTTTTGTTCATACTGAAGGGGGTGTTTTTTTTAAGCATCCCTTTTTTTTATTAAAAATTTTATTTAACTTAGTAAAAAATTTATTTATTATGGACAAAATTAATGTACACACAATGACCCGATCTGAATTGGTCGGAATGTTATTGGAAAAACTTCACGAAAACGAATCACTTAAAAATCAGATCAGATGAATGAAACACAATTACAAATTATCAGACAATCAAGTGCAAAGACGGCATTTGAATTTGTCGCAAAAAAAGACTTACGATCCGAAGATGGTTTTGCATTAGCAAAAAGAATTGAACAATATGTCATCACTGGGAAGTAAAATCAAACGAACTTATTTTAAATTTAAATATCTTAATTATTATGTCACAATCAGTAAAAGGAACAATCAAAACAATAACGCCGGAAGCGACTTTTGGCAAAATGCGAAAAAAATCAGTAATATTAAAAACTGATGAACAATATCCGCAAACCTTGGAAGTTGAATTTGTTAATGATAAAATGTCTTTGGTTCAAGGATATGATCAAGGCGAGCAAGTTGAAATCGCAATCAATATTCGTGGACGTGAATGGACAAGTCCAAAGAACGAAATAAAATATTTCACTTCATTAACTGGATGGAAAATTGAACGAACAGTCGGTTTAACAAATGCAACTCAAAACCAAGATCGCGTCGAAGCACAAGCGGACGATCTAGCATTTTAATATTAAGGGGGACATTGCGTCCCCTTTTTTTTTATGATCATAGATAAAAACACAATAAAAGACGAAATCTTAAATATCAAGAATGGTAATATCATTCAAGGTTTAAGAATTGGAATCCCGGAAATCGATGAACATTTCCGTCTTAAACTTGGGGGTTCCTTAGATATTTACGCGGGTCATGCTGGGGTTGGTAAAACAACTTTTTGCTTATATTTAATGACATTGTTTGCACACAAATATGATTTAAAATTTGTTATTTGGTCTTCCGAAAACACGGCGGGATCAGTCACGCAAAAGATAATTGAATATAAAATGGGAAAACCAATTGACAACGCGACAGATAATGAAATCGAACAAGCAATTGATTGGACGTATGAACATTTTAAAATTATCAAGATTGAAGAACTTTGTACTTACAAGGATGTTCTTGAACAAATTCTTGGGGTTCATAAAGCCTTGCCAATGGCTGCGGCATTTATAGACCCATATAATTCACTTGCAAAACCAAAAGAAGACATGAAGGCTTATGGAGCGCACGAATTGGATTATATGATCGCAAGTGAAATGAGGTTGTTTGCTGAAAAACACAAGATCACTTTAATGGTATCAATGCACGGTGTTACCGAATCAAGTCGAAAGGTTCACCCAATTACGCACCCAATGGCTGGGTTTCCAATGCCGTTGTCTTATTCGCAAGTTGAAGGTGGTGTGAAGTGGGCAAACCGATGTTCTTCATTCAATACGGTTCATCGTTATTTTCAGTCAAAGGATAAATGGAACATCATGGAACTTCACGTTTTGAAGGTGAAGGAGTATTCCAGCGGCGGGCGTCCCACGGGACTCGACGATCCAATAAAATTGAAGATGCTTCCAAATAATATCGGATATGAATTCGGCGGACAAAATTTGATGCATGAACAAAAAACACAAAAAACAGTATTATTTTGATTTATTCCTTAATCATTTTATTTGCAATCGTTTTGATAATTGGCCACATTAAAAAGGCTGAAATTCAACTTGCACCGATATTTGGTATTATGGTTGGAATATTATATTCTTTTAACGATTACGAAGAAGGAAAAGAACATTGGATTCAATGTTGTGTTTTTTTTGTATCAATTACCATAATATGGAACGATCCGCCGACTGGCTTGAATTAGTAGCAAAAAATCATGATAAATGGATTAAACTTGTTGAATCATTTGGTGAACACCAATATCAACATGACATCGTTCAAGAAGCGTATTTGGCACTTTATAAGTACACGACACCGGAAAAAATTATTCATGACGGCAAAGTATCTGAAGGATATATGTATTTCACCCTTAAGACGATCACATATCAGTTTTACAACGCTAAAAACAAAATCCAAAAGGTTTCCTTGGATGACGAAGAAAACATCCTTCAATTGGTTGCTGAAGACGATCTTCAAGAACAAGAAGCATTCCACAAGATATGTAAACTTATTGATCATGAAATGGAATCTTGGTCATGGTACAACCGTAAACTTACAGAAATTTATCGCGACACCGATTTGTCAATCCGTAAGATTGCAGCGGCAACAAACATAAGTTTTGTAAGTATATTCAACACACTAAAAAATTGTAAAAATGAAATCAAACAAAAATTCCAAGAAGACTTCGAAGATTACCAAAACGGTGACTTCGACAAAATCCAAGAACCAAGAATTCGAAACATTCAAAAAGAACCATGAACAAGGTTCAACCGGACTTGGCGACACCGTTGAAAAAATAACAAAGAAGACTGGAATCAAGAAAGTAGTCGACACCGTATTCCAAAAACTTGAAAAATCATGCGGTTGTGAAGAACGCAAAATCAAATTGAATGAAATATTTCGATATGAAAAACCGGAATGTTTTAATGAAGAAGATTTTAATGTTGTGCGGAATGCAGTTGAATCGAAGCAAAATAAGTTCAGTCCACAAGAACAAGAAAATTTTGTCGATATTTACACACGTGTCTTCACAAACTTAAAACGTCCGGAATGTACACCTTGCAGTTTTAAGAATGAGGTTTACAATCGACTGTTGAAGGTCTACAACACATATAAATAAGAACAATGAACAAAAAAATGCAAAACCTTAAAGAAATGGAATATTATGGAAATTTTAATTTGGTGGGTGAAGTCCTTCTTAAATTGAAAAAGAAATATCCCAACAATGAAACATTGAAGGAATCAATTTCGGCAATGACGCACATTGGATTTTTTGTGACGGAAATGATGCAAGCGCAATATTATTATGAAAAATCACTTGAATCATATCGATCCGACAAATTACGTGCGATTGAACGCGCAAGACGTGTTGAAGAAGAACTTGAAGAACTGAAGAAAAAATGGACAGTTTAATTGTCGGATATATTATTTTCAGATTCTTTGAATACATTTTAAAAGAATTATTTTATTTTTTATCAAATGAGTGACTCAGTAAAGAAGTGGCATGAAATGAATGCCGATTGGATTGAACCAAGATATGTTCAAAAAAAAGAAGATACAATCGTCACGAATATCATTAATAAGTTCAAACAAAGAAGTGAAGAAGGAATTCGTGAATACGGAACAACATTAGCTGACAACCCGGATGGTTTTTACAAATGGATTGAAGAAGCACAATCGGAAGCGATGGACTTCATTTTATATTTAGAAAAAATTAAAAATTTAAACAAATGATAAATATTGCAACATTTTCCGTTTTTATAATGTCAATCGGGGTTCTTTTAATTGGAATCGCGCTTATTAAAGATTCATTCAAATGAAAGAAACGACACTTGTCCGAATGCAAAGGGACATCAAAAACTTAGCAATTACGGTTTCGATACTTATTGAACGACTTAAAAAATTAGAAGAAAATGTTTCTGAATAATTAAATATTTTTGTTTATATTTGATAAAACAACACAATTATGACATACGAAGAAATATTTTACAGATCATTGACCGAACAAGAATTGACCCGTGCAATCACTTCGGGTGGACTTGATGCATATGCAAAACGATGCCAACAAGAACTTGACAGACGACACCAAGAACAAAAAGAAATCACATCCTTATGATAACCTTATTCAACGGCGAAACATATCTTGAAGGGGAAATAAATGCAATGGCCGCGGACGATTCGTTTTATTACGGGCACCTTGGAAAGTATGCATTGTCATCTTCAGTATTAAGAAACATATTTGACGATCCGGACAAGCAACTTCAATATTTGAAGGGGAAAGGCGGGAACACCGATGCATTAATGCTTGGTAAACTGACACATTGGTGTTGGCTTGAACCGGATGTCTTTTATCGTCAAGTGTACACCGACCTTCGTGGCAATACAAATGCTTACAAAGAACTTGTTGCGCAACACGGAGCCGATAATGTATTCAAAGAAAAATTTCGCAATATTGCCGAATGGTTGTGTCGTCGATTAGACAACAACGAAGAAATCCGTGAAATCCGAAAAGATGCCGACGTTGAGGTTGCAAGTGTCAAAATGATTCACGGTTTTCCGACACGTGGTAAAGCCGACCTAATTAAACGTGACACAATATACGATTTGAAGACTGGTATCGTCACACCACAACAATTTGAATGGAAAGTGGATGCAATGAATTACGATCTTCAAGCGTGGATTTATATGCAATTATTTCCACAACTGAAAAATTTTACATTTATTTACATAAACAAACATACACGTGCACCGGGTATTATAGAAATGCCACAATCAGTCATTGACCGTGGTGGTGAAAAATACAAGACGGCGGTTGAAGTTTACATGAAAATATTTTACGACAAGGAAATTGACGAAATCGAATTTTTGTTGGATCAATACGTTTACCGAGGCACTGCAAGATGAATCATGATATAATGCTTGAATATTATTTCTTGGCACTTAATGACATTCGAAATGGATCGTCAATCCAAGAACTTGAAGAAGCACTTAAAATTTACGAATCTTCAGATGAATTTGAGGCATGCGCCGGCATACTGAAGGCAATAAACGAAGTAAAATACACAACAATTAAAGACTTAAAGAATGGACATAAAAATGATTAAAAAGGTTGTGACGGAAGCAACCGGAATTGACTTGAACGATAAAAAATTGAATTCAAGAAGAATAAGTGAAAACGTCGAAGCAAGAACAATGTATTTCAGCCTTGCAAGAGAATTCACGGCACTTTCACTTGCCGACATAGGCAAATCAATAAACCCCCGAAAAGATCACGCAACGGTTCTTTATTCAATCCGTAAGGCAAAAGACGCAATACGTTTTGACAAATCATTCCGACAAAAACTTGAAAACTTAAGATCACGCGTTGAATTTCTTCGTGTACAAGTTGAAGAATCTGAAATCGATTTTATAACTGCATTGAATCGATTAGAAAAAATGGAAGAACACAACATGGTGTTGATTGGACAAAATTCACAATTACTTAAACAAATTGAAAACTTAAATGGCAAAATTGAACGACAAAACCGATACCTTATTGAAAATGGTTACAAAATCAACCGAAGTGTCTTCGCAGAAGATTAAAGATCCGGCTTGTGATAAGTGTGGGCAAAAACCTTCAAAGACATTCTTTGACGGACAAGTAAGTGAACACTTCAAAGGGTGTGATATTTATATTGGTGATCTTGATTTCAAATTAGCAGACGACACCAATGTCATAATCGCTGAAATAAAATATGTAAATTCAGCACACAAATTCGTCGGCAAAAAAATATCATTCAACCAAGCAAGGGAATACGCTGCAATGACCGGAGTGGTCGACAACCTTGGAAGGGAACAAAGAACATATGTATTCGAAGCACACGAAGTCGACAAACCTTACATCGCAATTGTTCCATTCTTAAAACCAACGGGAAAAGAACGACACCCATTCGACTTCATGGACATAGACAACGCAAAACTTGTGTACGTGTTTAAGGACGATCAGTTTGGACGATGGCTTGCCGGTGATAGATATGTGGGTACTGAAATGCGTAACGGCCTTAAATGCGTTTAAAATGATTAATTTATACAATAAGGATTGTATGGAAGCCATGAAGGAGATGGACGACAACCAATTTGATTTGGCAATTGTTGACCCACCTTACTTTGAAGAATATGCAAAAGAAATTTATCCCGGCGCTGAAGTTTCTACAACTGGAATAAAACGACATCGTTTTGAATCAAAACATTGGAATGTTCCAAATCAAGAATATTTTGATGAATTGTTTCGAATAAGTAAAAATCAAATAATTTGGGGTTGTAATTATTACGCAAAATATATTCCTTCAGTTGGAAGAATTGTGTGGGACAAAAAAAACGACAAAAGTACATTTTCAAAATGTGAACTTGCAAGTCATTCATTCGGTCTTCGTGTTGATCAATTTCGATACACTTGGAATGGTATGCTCCAAGAAGATATGAAGAACAAAGAAACAAGAATTCATCCGACACAAAAACCCGTAAAACTTTACGAATGGATTCTTATGAATTATGCAAAGGAAGGCGACAAAATTCTTGACACACATCTTGGGAGTGGATCAATCGCAATTGCTTGTCACAATCTTGAATTTGATTTGACCGGATATGAAATTGATCAAGAATATTTCACCGCAGCCGTCAAGCGATACCAACAACACAAAAACCAGTTAAGAATATTTTAATGATTGATTTAATACTTGACATCGGTTTTATTGGATTCGGATTTGTTATGGGTATGGGTTACGCATTTAACAAGAAATGATTTTTTTTATTATATAATTAAATAATTAATTTATATTAATTCATGGACGGTCGAAGAAATAACGGTGGACATTCAACAAAAGGATTCGCGGGACGTAAACCCAAGGCGGAAGAAATCGAACTTATTGAACGATTATCACCATTGGACGACATGGCATTTGAAGCATTAAAAGAAGGCATCAAACAAAAGGATTTCCGATATGTAAAGTTATTCCACGAATACCGATACGGTAAACCAAAAGAAACAAAGGACATCAATCTTGATCAAGATGTTCCATTCATCATTGAAATGGACTAACCATTCCCGTTTCGTGATTGCAATTTGCAAATAAAACGCACACAAGCATTCGACAAAATATTTAAACTTGACAAACGTATTCGTTTGATTCGTGGTGGATCGGCTGCGGGAAAAACAATTTGCATCCTTACCATAATGATCAACGAGTGCATGAAACCAAACAAGGGTTTCGAAATGTCCGTTGTGGCGGCAACATATCCGATGTTAAAAAGAGGGCCGGTAAGGGACTTCAAATTGATAATGAAGGGCATTGGAAGGTGGCGTGATTCACGTTGGAATCAAACAACACTTAAATACACATTCACAACCGGATCAACCATTGAATTCTTTTCAAATGAAAATCCGGATCGAACCCGTGGTGCAAGAAGATCACATTTGTTTGTCAATGAGTGCAACGTCGGTATTGACTTCGAATCATTTAATCAAATGTTAATTCGTACAAGTGATATTTGTTGGCTTGATTATAACCCGTCACAATTGTTTTGGGCGGATCGTGAACTTGTTCCAAGGGACGACGTGGATTTTATTACGGTCACATACAAAGACAACGACACGTTGCCACAAACAATCCTTGATGAATTTAACATTGCAAGGGAAAAGGCAAAAACATCCGAATATTGGCTCAACTTCGTAAATGTTTATTTGGAAGGTAAAATCGGACGTTTATCCGACGTGGTCATTCCGGATTGGGTTGAGGTGCCAAAACTTCCCGAAGATGCAAGGCTTCTTTGTTATGGACTTGACTGGGGGTATTCAATAGACGAATCAAGTTGTGTGGCATTGTACAAGCATGACGATGCTTATATCTTCGACGAAGTGTTGTATCAAAAAGGAATGTTGAATTCAAACATTTCACAATACTTACAAAACAACAATATCAAGGGTCAGTTGTGGGCGGATTCCGCTGAACCAAAATCCATTGCCGAATTGCAATCGTATGGTCACACAATCAACCCGGTCACCAAAGGACGTGATTCAATAATCTACGGCATCAACTTAATAAACCAAAACAAAGTATTCGTCACATCAAGGTCAAAGAACCTTATAAAAGAACTGAACGGATATGTGTGGTCAACTGATAAGGCTGGAAACAAAATACAGAAACCAAATCCATTAAGTGGTGATCACGCAATCGATGCCGCACGGTACGCATTAATGATGCAACTTGAAAACCCAAACAAGGGGAAATATTTTATTTATTAAAAAATTTTGTTAATTAAAATATTCGTTTTATATTTGAATATCAATAACAAATAAAAACACAAACAAAATGACACAACTTGAAAAAAAGGTATTTGAAAAAATCACAAGCATCACGACAAACGAAGGTGCATTTGCTGACAAGAAAATCAAACCTTACGGAAATTATTCTTTTGATGACCTTGTAAAATTCACTACATTTAAAGATGTCATTGAAGTAATCGAAAAAGGTTACGACATCAACTGGTCAATCAACAATTACTTAAGAAAAGGTATCTAACAAAACACACGGGGGGTTCGTCCCCCTTTTCAATATGAAATACACAAAAGAAATTTACGAATACGACGGGGACATATTTCATGTAATTACAGAACCCGGAAAAGATGTTGCCATTTTCGAAAATGAAATTGGATATGATGTCACATTGATGACTGAAGTGTTTGACGGTGAAATTATTCACCAAGAAGTTATTGAATC